CTCCCGTAGCGTTAATGCGCATCTTCTCGTTGCTAGATCCGTCACTGTTCACATGAAAACGAATGTCTGTACCACTGTCTTCCGTAAATAAACGCAATGACCCATCTGCATAAACTTGTGCAGGATTAGATGAATTTGTCTGCCTAAAGAAAATGCTCTTGGTTGTGTTAGATGAACCATCCAATTTAATGCCAATGCCATCTGCGTTAACTATTAAGCGATTTAGTGACTCATCCCATTCCATGTAAGATCCACTAGTTGCCCCAAAGAACTTAACATCATAACCAGTATCATCTACGCCTACAGTGACTGTACCATCAATCTGAACATTGCCATCAATATCTACGGCATCAAGATTGGTAGTTCCATCAACGTCTATATTTCCAGATATTGCTAACTCTGTTGCAGTGATTTTATCATTAAATGTAGCAGCTCCAGCGGCTGACATATCAAGCGTTAATGCAGTAATTTGTACTCCACCATCGCTACCATTAAACAAAATGTCCTTATCTGAAATAGACGAAGCAATAATAAGATTGCTTGAACTATTTGCGAATCTACCAAATTGGGTTCCATCGTCTTTTAATCGGATGTCTGCATCTCCAGCATCTAGGATAATATCCCCAGAAGAGTCGATAGTAACATCAGTCCCGTCATTAGTAATTGTGTCTAATGCAATGGATCCAACATTAGTAATGTTGTTGTCGTTGAAAGAGGTTGCTCCTAAGCTAACTGATCCTGTAGACGTAAGATTAGATGAACCAATATCTATATTTCCAAAACCAGAAGATATTGCTCCAGCTCCAAGAGTTCCAACAGAAGTAATCTGAGTCTGGGAAGCATCTACAGAAAGAACACTGCTAGAGGCTGATAAACCTGTGCCAGCAAAAAGAGTAGCGATGTCTGCTATTGCTTCTTTTTTTGTTGTGCTATCCGTAGCATCTACAAAAGGAATAAAGTCTCCATCAGCTATAGCAGCATCACTAATTTCATTAAAGTCTAAAGCTATTGTAAGAGTTTGGCTGCTTGCTGAGGTATCTAATCCAGCAGCTCCAGCAATGGTAAATGTTTCACCATCTAGGTCTACAGAACCATTTCCACTATCTCCAGCAAAATCTAGGTCTTCAGCAGTTAGTTGAGTGTCAACATACGCCTTAATGCTCTGCTGAGTAGCAAGAGATGTGGCGGAGTTGGAGGACATATTGTCCTCATCCAATAAAGCCACTTCCGCAGGAGCAGCAGCTCCACCAGAAACATTACCAAGAACCTTGTAGTTTGCTAAGTTTTCTATCTTAGCTTTCGTAACATTGCTGTCTGCAATTTTAGCAGTAGTAACTGCATTTGCTGCAATCTTACCAGTAGCTATACCAAGATCCTTTACAATTATTTTCCCACTAGAAAGCTGAGTGCTTGAGTCATCAACTGCACCCGATGCAAATGTTGCACTATCTACAAGTGCATTAAGATTACTAGACGTTACTTGATCACCGTCTGAGTATGTAGTACCCTTACTTAGTATAGCCATTATTCTGCTTTTTGGAAATTTCTAAACGTAATAGCTCCTGCCACTTTTAACGCTCTTAGTCTAGGTCTTCCTTTTGTTGTTGTTAATTTAAATTGTAAACCGTAAGCTCTTTTGTTTCCAAATCTGCCCCTCAATGAAACATCTTCATTAACTCCAAGCTCTCCTCCATTAAGTGAAGAAACACTTCCAAGGTCTATTATACCATCAATATTTTCTGTGATTGCTTCAAGATTTGCATTAGAAACATTATTTTCTGAAGATTGCAAATGAAGCTCAAAATTATTCCACTTTTTACGATCTATAGATTTTACATTAAACATTCTTGTAAGAGCAGATGCAGAAATAATAACTGTTTTATCATCTCCCCCTATAGTTTCTAGATATCTGTCAGTGTCATCATCACGATCTTCGTACTTATGTACACCTCCAGTTCTGTTTATGGAGTAAACTCCTCTTTTATCTCCAGATCCACCTACCAATAAGTGAGTATACTCCCAACTAGGATCGTTTACAGAGTCTAAAGATTCCCATTGTTTATTTAAAAAGTTGTAGATCAACAAAGCGTTATTTGTTGTACTATCATCTAAAGGAACAGCTAAATAATACCTGTTATCAAAATAAACAGAAACTGCTTTATGAGCATGATTTTGATTTATTCTTTGTATTGTTCCATGTATTGTTGCAGACAAAGGAACATCTTGCCCTCTAAGATTATACAAATCAACAAAATCTAAAGCGTAAACTCCATTATCAGATAAAAATATTAGCTTATTTCCTATCTGCTGTATACTTTTTCTGGCTAAACATCCTATATCGCTTGTGATAACTTGCGATACACTGCTTCCTAAATCCAAACTATTCCTTACTGTGTGAACGCTGTTGCGGTTAAATACTACTAGCTGGTCATCAGAAAAAGAATGAAAACCTACTATAAAATCTGCTTCCCCTGCATTAAATCTAAACTGACCGTAAACTCTGTCATACGTGTTTTGATCTAGTATATCTGAAAACAATGCTTCATCTAAAATTTTTCTATCAGTAATCGTGGGAGATCCAGAAGATCCAGTAATATCAAACTGATATGGAACAACCAATCTACGTTGATGTGGTACACCAAACTCTGGAGCTGGCATGTGACTAAACCCTAAACCAATAGATGTTTTCTTTTCAACGGTAGCAGTTTTGTTTGTAGCATCAGCTTTATCCGTAACAAAAGTAAAAGTTGTTGAGTTTGTTATAGATAAAACCCGAATGCTATCACCAACAGAATAACCAGAACTTCCCGCCGTAGTAACCGTAAGCTGATCTCCAACCAACAAAGAACTAGTACTAGAAACTGTAGCCGTTGCTATACCTGATGAAAAATCAAGATCAGTAATTGATAGCGGTGTTGGCTGAGTATAATCTCCGTTGGAAACCAAAGAAAATGTAGTAGTACTAATATCCCCATCCCATTGTAAAGCTATTTTACCTTTTCTGAAAATAAATAATTTATTAAAAGCCTGAATTACTTCACTGCCCTCTGGAACTGTTTCTCCAGATGGATAAGTCAAGGTAACCGTAGTGGTTCCACTATCTGAAGTTTTTACTAAAATTGTACTTACTGTTCCAACCGCAGCTATATAAGAAGCAGATTCGTCATTAGGATCAGAAAACTCACAAGCAGCATGAATAAATGTAACTTCATCAGTATTTATTTTTGCTCCAGTTACAGTTAATGTTCCTGTAGGTGTAGCATCTAATCCAGTAATTGTAATTTGTATTTGTGTGCTAGAAGATGCTGTACATGGGTGATTTCCATTAGGATTAACAGTTCCACCAGGGGTAAGTCCACTAAGATTTATAATATCTCCAGTACTAATTCCATGAGCAGACCCAAAATTAACTATTAAAACATCTCCAGCTCCAACTCCAGATCTAGAATAACTAGAAACAGACGGAAGTGTATCATGTAGTCTAAATGGCAAAACAAAAACAGCAGGGTCAAAGGGAGTACTAAATATCTCCATACCCTTGCGTGGTTGCCACTCACCATTCAAATCCATACGTCCATTATTAGACTCTGCAAGAATACCAGAAGTTAATTGATCTGGTCTAAATTTATTATTAAAACCAGTAAATCCCTGATCTAAATCTTCTACAAGTCGATCATCCTGTGCTCCGTATACATCGTATCTTGCCATTTAGTATTTACCCCTTCTAGATTTAGGACTGCTTTTTTTTCTTCCTCCTTTGCCTGACCATAGCTCAGTACAAGCTAAGTGTTTAGCAGTTCCAGGTTTTGCAGTATCGCACTTGTGTCTAGCCCTAAAAGACTTTCTAGCAGCAGCAGAGTAATTGTGACCATATCCAGTAGAACCCGCATGGACAAGCTTACGCTTACCATCAATGCAGTAAAGCTTCATGATCTTCTTACCAGGTCGAGTGCTTTTACGCACCTGCCCACATCTCATAGATTCTTTAGGACTTTTTGCCACTTCTTACTCTTGCTCTTGGTGTATTAGCTACAACTTTTTGACCTTTTGCTCCTGCTCGTTTCTTTTTCCTTGCAGTAGCAGCTCGTTCAGCCTTAGTAAGGCTCATTGCCTTTTTTCTAGGCAAGCACCTATCTGGCATCTTCTTGTTAGGAGAAGTTCCACACTTTCCCTTGATAGATCCATCAACACCTATCCTTACCCAGTCTTGCTTGAGCCACTGTTTAAGCTGAGCCACTATCTTCCCTTCCGTTTACCGCCTTTAGCTTTCTTAGCGTAGTTTGGATCTTTACAATACTTAGATGCAGCTAGGTTAGCGTAGGCAGAAGGGTACGTATCAAACGTCCTTCTAGCCCAAGCCTTGCCCTCTGGACAAATCTTACCTCCGCTTTTTGCTTTTTTTCTTGGCATTGACAATAGCTCTTAATGTTTTGGCCTGACCAGCATGAGCCTTTGAAGCCTTTTCTAATTTTTTAGCTACGTTTATTAGTTTTCTTTCCATTCTTTTTTTCTTTTCTAAGCACTGCAAAGTCAGCACCTGTAATCTTTCTACGAGGTGGAGCAATGGCAGCAATCCTACGTTGAGCTGGACTATATTCTTCAAAAGGCATTATACGTTCCACGACTTTCTAGCTTTAGTTTTTGCAATTTTAGATAATTCACCAAAATGATATAACCTCTTAGAGGTTTTGCCATGTGTTTTTCCAGAGTGAAGCTGACCATTAGGCATTTTATGCTTATTGCCTTTGTACTCTTTTCCATCCCTAAAATAATGTTTCATACCTTTTCCCATTATCTTATTAGTCTCCTTCCTGTGCAGGCTCTACACCCACAAGATTTTTTCTTGCCCTTTGGCATTACTTGCGTCTAGACCGATTAGATTTACCTTTTGGTTTTTTATAACCGTAAGTCATTATCGTCTTCCTTTCTTTTTCATAGTTTTCCCCATTGGGCATTTTTTACGTTTTCCGTAGTCCATGTTATTCCTTTACGTCTAGATAGTTCTTGTCTCTAAGTTCAAAATTAACACTTCCATAGCTTTTAAGTTTTTCTACAGTGCTGCCAATTTCCTCCATGTTTTTTTCAAGGTATTGTAACCTTAAATTTTGTTCAGCATCGTCAGGTAAAGCTCCCAGCTCTCCTCTAGGCCATTTGATACGGAACTCAGTATTCATCCCTATCTCAACGTCCCTAATGTTCTGAGCGTTCTCTAAGCTAGCTATACGGCTAGTCATGTTAACGTACCCCGTAACACTAACTACCGTGAATCCAATCAACGCAATCAAGTTGCGTAGAGGTATAGTCACTGCTGTCTTGTCGCTTATATCCATTACTTAACTTGTGAACTTCCAAAGTAAAATCCTAGTAAAGCCAGCATACCTTGCCTAACCTCAGGCAGCAATACAAACCCCTCTAGATTCTTCCATTTATCTGCTCCTATTCCTAAAAATTTAAAAATGCCCAGTTTCTGTGCCTCAATGGTTACTGGTATGTCAAAGAAGGCCATGATGAAGGGAGCAAATACCACTGAAAACAAGATGCACATGGCGATGAGCTTACGCACCCATGCTCCACTTTCTCCTGATCGTTCTGCTGCTCTGTCTGCTGAAGCATCCGAAACTTGCTGTTTTTGAATCATGGACTTGATAGCGTTTGCTTGGATGTTCATTTGTGCTGAGATTAGTTTCATTACAAATCCCGTGACTCCACCTCCAAGCATTGCCACTAGTTCACCACTCATCGTTTTCTTAACTCTACTATTGTTTTATATATCCAAAGACCCATGTATGCAATGGTGCATACCGAAGCGATAATAGACATTACCTCGCTAATTCCTTGAAAAGAAACAGCCAGTATTGATCCTGTTGCTCCTAATCCAAGCTTGTTTAGCTCGGGGTTCATTACACAAATTGTGAACCGTGAACTATTGCAGTACCTGATACACCTAAAAACTTAGCAGCCTTAGCAGCTCTTGCACTAAGAGTAATAAGACCTTTCTCCTTTAAAAGAAGATGACCATTAGATGCGGTAGGAGCACTACCATCAAACGTCACGATAACATTGTTATCTTGAACGTCAATCATTACGTATTTAGTATCACTAGCAAATGCAGCAAATGAGACTCCAGATCCTGATGTTGCACAGGATAGATTTTCTCCAGATACTGTTCCATTTGGTCGTGGATATAGGTTTGTTACTAGACTATTCATTATCTTGATTGTTGACTGACATACGTTTTAATACGATGTCCTACAGTATTATTATTATAAACTTGCTGAGGATTATCTAAAGACTCAGCTAAAAATCCATCAGCAATTTCTTCTTCAAAAGCTGCCTTTGAGTGTTGCCCATCCATACGCAAAAAATCAGCATAAGTTGCATGAGCCATAAACAAAAAATATTCTCCAGGAACTTCATTCCTAGAATTTGATCCATCAGTATCTAGATCAGTAAGCAAAGTAAGTGGCTGACGATAGGTAACAAAAACACTTGTAGCATCAGAAGCTGTAAGATTAATTACATGAGCACCATCGCTTTCTACAAAAAATTCAAAATCAATAGTTGAATTTTTTAAAAAAGGTTCTTCTCGATGTATTCTAAGAAACTCTCCTATATTAGTTTTACTTGTTTGAGTAAAAGGAACAATAGAATTTGCTATAGTTCTTTCTTCTCCAACAGTAAGATACCTAACCCAGTAGGGAGTTTTGTTGTAAGCCTGAGAAAACCTTCTATTAGCTAAGGCTAACAGTTGAGAGATTTCTGCTGCGGTAAAATCTGAGTTACCAGCAAGTGCAGAAATTAAATCAAATAAATCTTTATTGGCCCTGTCTTGCATTACGCTTTATTAGGACTAAGTTCTGGAAACTTCTTGTTATAATATTTTAAAAACTCTTTGCTGTGTACGTGATCTACTCCGTACTTTTTAACTAATCTAAAATAGTCTCTAGCAGGAATATTAGCAACGCACTTACCTAAAACTGGATGAGTCTTACCAACATTTGTCCTTGCCTCTTTAGCAGTAGCATTAATGCGGTCTTGCTCTTTGGCTCGCTCCATTTTGAATCCAGTTTCAATCTCACGCATAAACGCTCGATTAACTTCACCATCATCATACTTTGGCACTGATGTAATAATATTCATTTACTTTTTAAAAACAAACAGCTTTTGAAAAACTTGTGAAGGTTTTTCGCTAAAATAATAAACGATTTTCCTTCTTCAATAGATACTCCAGGAACATAATATCGACTGCACGATAACTTAACGTTACAGTTTATTCCCTGACATTTAATAATATTCATAAATAAAAAAAGGGAGGCCAGGATTGGCCCAACCTCCCTTGATAGATAATTATTAACTAATTATGCTCCGAATACTTCTCCTGCTGTAGGATAGTACTTCATCAAAAGACGAATCTTTCCTTCAGTAGCAACGTCTGGGCCTTCACCCGTGAAGTTGTAAGTGAGATCAACCGCACTAACAAGATGAAAACCTACGACAGAAAGTGCTCCTGTGTTGGCAAAAATCTTGCCCAAGTTTCCACTGTCATTGAAAACATCAACTTCATCGACGAAACCATCAGCGTCACCATCATCGCCAATAGCAATAGTGGCATCCGTGATGCTGGTTCCAACGACAAGCTCGTCAACAATAATTGCGGCTCCGAAGATACCTCCAGCCATAGCAGCTCCACCAACTTGAATGTCTACAGCAGTCGCTGAACCAGCGGTCGTGCCGAGAGTAGACAGGTCAATAGAAGCTTCATAATTGAATCCCAATGCTAGGGTTTCAATGTTTTGTACTTTCTTTAGTTCAATAGCCATTTTAATGTACCTCCTATGGTTTAGCTAAGAGCTGTGATTTTACCGTGTGCACCAGGGTGGAATACTGTCAGTGTCAAAGCACAATCAACAAATCCACGTTCGCCACCACCTTGATTGGGGAGACGAGCACTACCCATTGGGATCAACTCGGAAACACCGTAGTATTCTGGGTGAACCAGATAACCAGTGTCCTTGTTGGTCGTGTCGGGCATACAGTCAGGGTTTCCGTTAACGATAGCAACCGTGCCGTGGTCAGACTCATAAAGCTCAACAGAGAGCTTAATCTGAGCTACGTCACCATTGTAGTTAACGTTGCGGATAGAAGTTCCAGCACCAGAACCATCTGGATCAAGGCGAGCAAAGTCGCTGATCTCACGACGGAGAGCAGTGTCAGCAACCAAAGTCAAACCATTGCTAGCTCCCGTTACACGGAAGATCGAGGTAATGAGGTTGTTGAATACTGTTTCAGTGAAAGCACCAGTTGAGTGGATGCTGTCAGCAGGAGTGCGGAACGCAGCAGGAACGTCAGACGGCCCTGCGGAATCAATCCAGTCACCAAGTCCACGCAACTTGTAAACCGTTCCAGCTCCATCTTCCGCAGCACGGTCGTTGGTAGAGCATAGAGTGGCTTCGACGTCACGTTTTAGTTCGCGAATTGCCTTTGCTTCGGCTTGTGCTACTTTAGCAGGCCCAACGGAATCAACAGCTTCCTGTAAATCGGAAACCATGTAATCGCGGCGGAACTTCTGAACGTAGTTGCCTAGACGAGCTCGGCCACTGAATTGGTCAGTGAACGTAGTAACGTCAGCTCCTTCAGCTATACCAGCAGTGCTGGGAGATGAAAGACTGTCTACAGTCCACTCAACAAACGTAGCGTTTGCTCGTGATTTAGATGCAGATGAAAGTACGGGAGTTTCTTCGGGAGCCAAGATGGTCAAAACGTCCATCAAGTCCTCACGATTGGAAACAGCCGAACCAGGATTTGTTGTATCGAATGTATCTGAGAATGCCATTTTTTTATTTTCTAGATAATTGTTTGGTTCTTAGTGAAATGAAGTCATCTTTATTGCCACTTTTTTTAAAGCGTGAAGATAAGTCTTTTAGTACTTTAGATGATTTTCTTTGACCTTGCTCTGGCATAGCAGAAGAAGGTACAGAACTTTTAGGAGGATTAATCTTAGGTTTAGTCCCTGATTTAACAGAAGTGCTGGGTATTGTTTTACGAGTATATATATTATCTACTCCATGAGCAATAATATAAGGTAGCTCTGCACCAAGCACAGGGTATTCTTTGTATACGCTTTGCAAATCTTTGTTTGCAGCTATACTAAAAAATGCCTTACGTATTTCGTCATCTTCTTTATTTAACCATTCAAATTCTTTAAGAGCCTTTGCACCAAGCTCTCTCTTGAGATTATTGGCGTTTTCAGCTTTTTGAACTTTTTTTAGTTGATCGGGAAGATAAAGATCCCTAGATTTACGAGCATTCTTCAAAGCAGATCTTACCTCTGCTTTAGTCATTTTCTTACCATCTAGCTCAGTAACATCGTCATGAGCAGAATAATCGTCTGATTCAAATAAAACATCTTCAGCCCATTCAATAATATCACTTATTTCTTTAGCCTTTTCTTGTAACGACTTAATATCCTGAACATCGTTAAACGGATTGTCCTTGACATTTTCCGTTTCCTGTTTCAAAGGATCTTGTTGTAATGATTGTTTTATTCTATCAAGCTCTTCTTCTGCTGCTTTACGTTTAGCTGTAAGTTCGCCAAAGCGAGCCACAGCCCTACTACCAAGCTTTTCAGCAAGATCTTTAAGCTCATCCTCAGATAAATCATCTAAGTTGTACTGTGAAAGAACATCTTCAGCCTCTTCTTCAGAAGATTCGTTTTCAGTTTCCTGAATAACCTCTTCTTCGGATTCAACCGCTTCTTCTAAAACTTCTTCCTTTTGAACTTCCTGAGTATCCTCGGGCTGTTCTCCTTGAAGTCGTTCTAAGCGTTGGAGGGCAAACTCCTCCGCTGTTATATTTCCCACTGAATTTTGTTCGGATTCAGAGTCAACCGAGATAACTTCGTTAGACATAATTGTTTCCACTCCTTAACGCCGAGCGATGGCGAAGCCCAATTATAGCACACTTTTTTTGTGCTAAAGGATAGAAGAAAATTTCTTTTGTATCCCCTGCCAATCAGTCATTTGCAGTATCTGATCGTAAGTAATTATTTGTCCTGAAATTTGTTGAAGCTTTTCTGTGTCAGCTTCGTGCATATCAGCTATGCACTCTTCTCTAAGATCACTAATAAGCTTAATGAATCTTGCAAAATGTTCGTAATGAGATAAGGTATTTAGGTCGTCTTCTATATTCATCGTGCTGCGGATCGCATCATATCTACTAGTCTTTTAGATCTATTTCCCACCTGATTGTACCACTTGCTGTCTATCATTTCTTTAGCAGCCTTATTGTAGTCACCCTTTATCAAGGCTTTCCTCATTTCTACAAATCCATTCAATCTAGTTAATCCTAAATTAAACGCCATATCTAGTAATACTTTTTGAACCACTGGCGGTTGTCTTCCAGCCTGAGGCAAGTACGCATTAGCATCATCAGCAGCTTGCTTAATGGACTCGTTGTACAGCATTTTTATTTCCTTATCAGAAAGAACCTTTTTACCAGAAAGCATATCTTGGACATTAAAACCCAAAGCTTCTGCTTTCCTGCGGTTAGATGGTTCCTCTAAGTTAAACCCTATGCCTATAGTACGATTTCCCTCGCTGTCATCGTATACACTGGGTTCATTGCCCTCATGCAAAGAAAGTTGATCAAATAGTTCTTGTCTGAATATAGTTTTTTCTCTTTGTCGAGCAAGATCGCTTTTGCTTAGATTGTCAGCCATATCAAAAAATAGTATAGAAACAAATAGCAGAGCTATCACTGCTTCATACCTTGAGTCTGCATCTGACCCATCTGAGCTGGTGCAGTACCTACTCGGCCTATTTGCGCGTTTTGTGCTTGCTGTACAGCGAACTGATACTGTCCAACGTACTTCTGAAGACGAGCAGCAAAAGCCTCATCTTCTTGCAAGCGTTTTTGAACGTCAGGCTGCTGGCTGTACTGTTGAACAACTTGTAAAGCCGCTTGAGCACCGCTTGGACGCGCTGGAACTTCGATACCTGCATAAATTTTAGATAAGTCATCTGTAATATCTTTAAGTAGTTTTTCCTGTGCTACCTGAGCGGGTTCAAGAACGCCATCAGCAAGAACTGGATCAACTGAACCTGCTATCAATGTTAGCAAGTTATCTACATTTATCCTTCCATTGCGATCTAGCTGTAGAAGGGAAACCATTTGATTTAGTTTATTTTCTTGTTTTTCTGGGTCTGTGTTCAAAACATCGTAGCTAATTGTAACATCGAAGTTCTCATCAGCGCTCCCCTTGTTGAACATCTGTGGATCTGGTACACCAGTAACCCTAAAGAATATCTGGTCAGGCCCAAACCTTTGAAAGCAACGATAACATTGAGAAACAACCTCTGCTGAGTGACTCAAAAACTTATCAACTAAAAACTGTTTGCGAATTTGTGATGAAGGAGATCCCTCATCTAAACCAACAAGCCTATCTGCTTGCTGCTCCATAGTTTTTTCCATTTCAAGAGAACCTTGATTATAAGTAGGAGTAGGCCCATAATCTATATCTCCTTTACGTCGATAAGGAACATACCTTCCTGGCCCCCAGTCAGTAGGAGCTTGGCCCACTGGATGTAAAATTGGAGGAACGGTAGCAAGGCTATTTCTGTCAATACGGCTGTCTCTCTCTATTTTTACTTGTTGCTGTATTCCCTTGAGTAGATTAGGGACAGTCATCGTATCGTACAACCGCTTGCTATCTTCAGACAATCTAGTGACTACTACTGGGTAGTCCTCGTAGCCGTTAAGCAACTCGAACTTTGCGTACCCAGGTACATCTCCATTGCCACTGAACTCCTTGTGGAATACTGTGCAGTATATCCCCTCAGAGCCGTCCTCCTTGTCAATTAGACGTTGAAAACCGTAAACAAGTTCTATCAGCTCTTCTGCCTCATAAGCATTATCTGTAAGGCTCAAAGAGCGCCGACCCTCCTGCTCCCTTTCTATAGAATCTATATTTACACCTCGGTATCTATCTATGACCAAATCAACAAAAGATTCATCCCAGCCATCAGTTATAACTTTATTTTCTAGTTCCTGTGGCGTGTAGTAAGTTTTCCAAAAGCAATACGGTGCTCGTTGTGGATCAGTAACATAAGGGGGAAAAATAAAGTCTCCGTCTGGTGCCAAAGTTTTTACTTCTGGTGCGTTTACCTGTCTACGTACAACTGGCAACTCAGCAGATCCAACGTCTGCTAGTTCAGCTAGTGCTTTCTTGGCTCGTTTTACTGTAACACCATTAAAGGTCTGTTGCAAAATAGATACCATCTGATCTTCGCCCTGACCAGAAAGAATCATTTCAGCTAGCTCAGGGTTTACTTGTGCTATCTGATTAAGGTCTAGCCTTTGAAGAAACTTTCTATCCTCTGAATGCCAACCTACATAGCTAATAAGAATTCCACGTTCTAGCAAATAATTAGCTCCTAGTTCCATTTCCCTGTTAAAACGAGATATGTAACCAGAAGAAATCATCCACTTAAGGAAGTTAGAAACTACCTTAGATCTAGCTACGTCTTGTACCTCTACTGGAAAGGCTCTAATGTTTGCTCTGTTAAGGGAAGCCATAAACAAAGAAACCAATCGAGTAATTCTTTCATCAATAACATGAGCTTCCATGTCAGAGGCACCCTCCCAAGGGAAGGCATCCGCACCGTGCTTGCGGAGATCTCGGCTTTTGCCAGGCCAAAAATTTCTACGGTCATCGTAACTTTCTCTGCACAAATCAAAATACGCCTCTAGTTCAACCACTGATTGGTCGTAAGCGTACCGAAGAGACTCGATGTCTGGTTCAGCACTAACATAGGTTAGTGACTCTGAAACTGAATCACTTTGCATAAAATCTAATTTTAATATCTTCTAGAAGGTGGTTTATGTACCACTTATGTACACCTATTCTATCACACAATTCTGATGGGGGTATGCTTTCTTGGTCAGCACCTCTAATATGACGAACAAATATTTCCCAAGCAAGAAGCCGATCTACTTGCTCTTCTATAAAATCTTCGTCTAAAACCATTTTATTTAACGTATCTGTAGCTTTTTCCTCGGACATCTTCTATCATTTCTATAGTTATTGTCTTTCCCTTCATAGTATTTCTATATCTTCTAGGAACAATAACTGGAACCCTCATACAAAGTTCTTTTATGTAAGCAAAAACATAACTAGGATTTGGAGCCATTGAAACAACTTTACCCCTGTAATGTTTAGGTACAATCTCTTCAATGTACATAGATTCGATTAGGATTGATTGCCCTTCCTCGTCTATCCATGTATTTTTACCTCTACCTGTAAGCATTTCCTGAGAAAGTTTGCTTTGAGCAAGTTGAAGTAGTTTATCAAATTCTAGCTTGAAATCAGAAGCTATTTTTATTAATCTTACTTTAGCCATAATTAATATCCTCCGCCTATGCGTGTAGTCATCATGCTCCTGGACAAAACATGATCTGGGCCATCTCCTCCATTTGCCATTCGTAAATAACGAATAATGTCGAAGAAATCCTTTAGTGGTTCATCAGCCTTACCTGATGAGTTATAGTTTATTAAAGAATCTATTAAGTTTCCGCAATCTTCATGCACATAGCATCTAGGACGGTTAGCGGAATCTATTGGTACGTTTGGATTGTAGCTAAACCATTCATCTATAGCACTAATGCCTATTTCTTCCATTCTGCCATCTGACGGAATAAAGGTCATGCCACAATCATCGAACTCAGTAAATAGATCATCATTGTCAGAGTTCTCCTTAGCAAAGTACCGACTATCCCCTATACGCTCAAATACCTCTATCTTAATATCATCCTCTATATCCTTAAACAAATCAACGTACCCCTGTATGTTGTATCCTATCTTTTTTGATGCTGGCCCATAACGCCACTTAGGATCACCAAACACTGCCCACTCTCCGTAGTAGTCTCTATCAGGCCACTCCTTACGAATATACACATCCCCCTTCTCGTTTACTCCTGCCCATATCGCTACGTAATTCCTAGCACCTGCTGGGTCAACTACCTGGTAGCAAGTGTACTTGTTTTGGTCAGATATGTCAGGAAAAGACATACCGTACTTGTTGGGTTTATCATTTAAAACATTAACTTCAGTGTTAAACAAAGGCAACAAAGAAGTCATGCTTTTTACAGGTATTCCATAAGCACGAACTAGTATCTCTTCTTCTGGTCTGCCTCTAAGGTCTTTAGCTATACGCTCATAACCACCAAAAGGATTTTCATCTGAGTGCAAATAGACCACTGATGCGTCTCTAGATGGGCTGTACTGCTTAATAGGTACCTCCTTATCTATCAACACACCATAACGTGTCTGTAGCGTTTCTACGTCTTTTAGATACTCTGCTACAAAGGGAGTATAGCCATCAATTGGAGTGAAGCCTATTCCCATCTTAGCGTCCCTAGTAGCCAGTCTGAACCTAAGAGTATTTACCAATGAAGCATCGCCAAGGTACTCATCTAACCACGCACCTATGTTCAAGCCCTTAGCATCAGGAAAACCGAACTCAAAACCCTCTAGTATAGTTTGGTTGTTGCTAAACTGAGTGTACGTTTTAAAGTCTACACGAGTACGGGTATCAGGAAAGATAAAGCTCTTAGCTGTAAACCCGTTCTGCATACTATAGTTGATGTACCCCTCAATGCTCTTAGTCTTCTTCTTGAACTCCTTAGGCATCATTTCCCATACTGCTGCTTGCTGCACCTTAATGGAAGTATCCTCGTTCTGGGAAAAACATACCAAGTGACCATCGTTGCTTTCAGTCACTGCTTCCATTACAATTTTTGCGAACCCAGTAGTCTTCCCTGATCTATTACCACCAAGAACTAAGCACTCGTTGTAATCCTGCAACCCATCCTTTATTCGCTCCCATCCAGGAAGATTAAAGCCATGACGAATAGGATCATCCTCAGATGCCTTAATCCTGCTCTCATGAGCCTTGTGCAGCTCCTTAAGAAGATTAAGGTCGTTCTCGTACAGCCAG